TTACACGGTGTAACAAACGGGGCATCATGGACTACGTAACACGAGAGCATTGGGGGGCACGGACGCCTACGAAGGGGTGGACGTGGCTGCGACCGTCGCGGGTTGAGGGCGTTGTCATACACCACAGTGGTGTAAGGGACGGTCCTAGTGGGGCGGTGGCGGTGCAAGCCTTTGAGGCTCACCATATGACCACCCGCGGGTGGTCATCTATTGCGTACAACTGGCTGGTTGACGTGGATGGCACGATTTACGAGGGGCGCAGGAAGGGTGCCGTGGGGGGTGCAACGAAGAACTGGAACTTCAAGACGGAGGCGGTGTGTTACATCGGGGATGGTGATGAGCCGTTGCCGCACGAGGCGGTCAACGGGTTGAGGTCCGTCATCGGCTACTTGCAGGCGGAGTACGGTGGTGGCCTATGGGTGAAGGCGCATCAGGATTTCGCTTCTACGACCTGCCCGGGGACTTGTCTCTACGACTGGGTGTGTACAGGGACTCCTGCTGTTGTGGCGCCGGGAGGCGTCGCACCTCTGGTGGACTGGGACGAGTTGATTCGCTTTTTCTTGCTCGTCGGGAGCCAGTTGTTGATCTACCCGTTGAAGAGGGGCGCGCGGGGATCAGTGGTGAGGCTGGTGCAAGAAGCGTTGAACCGCAAAGGGTTCAACGCCGGGCACGTTGACGGCGTGTTCGGTTGGAGGACGAAGCGTGCTGTGCGGAACTTCCAGCGCAGCCGTGCAGTCCTGAAGGCAAACGGGGTTGTTACCAAGGCGACTTGGGACGCTCTGTTCTTAGGGTAGGAGGTATATTCCATGCCCAAGGGTAAAGGTTACGGAACATTTGAGAAGACGTTCGGCAGTCAGGACGACCAGCCGTACGATTCAACGTCTTCGTTCAACATGTGGGACATGAATCAGAAGGCTAAGAAGGCTGCCGCTTATCTCCGCAAGATGGGATTGGGGAACGCCAACAGCGGCGGTCGCCCCTTCGGCAAGTAGTGGCTGGCAAGGGCCGGAAGCGGCCGAAGCCCCGGTACTGAAATGCCGTTGCGACGTGGCACGTCTAGTAAGGTCGTGGGGCACAACATCGGCAAGTTAGTTGCCGAGGGTTACCCCCAAAAACAGGCAGCAGCCATCGCCTTGAAGAAGGCGGGGCGCTCCAAGGAGAAGCGAGCATGAATCCGCACCTAGCCGACAAGGTTGAAAGAGCAGCCGCTACCTTTACTCAGGCATTCCTGAGCGTCTTCGTCATCTCTGACCTGTCCACCGCCAGAACTGCGCTCGTTGCCGCCGGTGCGGCAATGCTCGCTCTGGTCAAGGCGTGGGCCAAAGAGGTTTTGGATAGCCGCGCAAAGTAATGGACACGGAATGGGATGCGTTCCTTGCTGAGCATGGTGATGACATCACCACGTCGGTGCGGGAATCGTTCACCCTGAACACCCACCTGTTCGACATAAATGACAGCACCCATGCCGCATGGCACGGCAACCGTTTGGGGGCGCTGGTGGTGTTCACGGAGGACGAAGCGGAACATCTCGCTTCGGAGGAGTTTCGCCTGCGGGAAGGCTTCGCTTCGATGCCTGCTTTCCGCGAGTTTCTTGGCAGGATGTTGGAGGACTTGACTACCCGGGCGGTGGAGAGCCGCTTCGGGGATCCTATGGAGACGTAGGCAACTCCAGTCCTAGGGCGTCGGCGAGCAACTGTCTTCCCTCGTCGCGGCGACGTGCCACTGTGCTCTTCGGGATGCCGGTGTAATGCTCCACCTCGCGTAGCGACATGGACTGCATGTAGATGAGTCGGACGACGGTCGCGCAGTCTTCTGACATGGATTCCAACGCGCCAATGACGGCCTCGCTGAGATCCGATGTTGCTTCCGGTTCCAGTTGGTTGCGTTCTCTTACGTCGGCGCTCTCGCGGATCTCAGTACCCGGGGCGGCACGCAGCAACGCGTCCCACTCGTTTTCAGGCAGGTCGCTGTGCGACAACGCATGTTCAGCGGCGACTGGCAGGTGGAGACGCCAGTTCGACGGGTCAACTGGGATTACTTTTCGTGGCATGGCTTCTTGTCAACGGGCATCCCGGTAGGTGGCGGGAAGCGGCGATAAGAACTCTTCTCCTATGATGCGCGTGTTCTCCGGATCGTAACCCGAAGCCTCACCTTTCTCCCACGCCTCGTCGTGGTCGATCCATCCAAGCATCTCCACAGCACGGAACTCTGGCGGGACGGGGCGCACCACCCACAGCAGCAGACCTTGCCCCAACTGACGACGCCGCACAGCGGCGTTCGTGCTGGTCCGTACCCGGCGCACCTCAACGTCGCACCCAACGTCGGGAAGGTGCTTGTACGTCTTGTGGTCTGACTTGTGCCAGACGTGTCCGGACCAATACTGGTTGGTGAGTTTGGCGACGGCGAGTTCGCCGACGCATGCTGCGACCTGCGCTGTGCGGTCGTCTTCCATGCGTTTTTTGTCGTAGTGGGCTGCGTCGCGTTTGCCCCAGTTCTCAATGAAGC